GCTGGCGGGTGATGTTGAAGGTCGAGCCCTTCTTGTACGCGCCACCCTTCAGCGCCTTGAACTCGTAGTTCTCCTGGATGAGCGGGCCGGTCCACTTCTGGTTGAAGCGGGTCTTGAGGTACGCGATCAAGGGGCCCGCCTTAAAATAGTTCGTAAGTTGTTACGCTACAACGAGTTACAGCCCGTTAAACCACGCGTCGTAGGGGTGGGACGTTTCCGCCCACCTCTGCACGTTTGTCATCCGTGCAGACCGGACTATCGCATCGCGCCGGAGTTGGCTCCGTCGCGCCCGCTCGCTTAGTCTCTGCGGCTAGCCGTTGAACGTGATTCAGGTTGAGCGCGCGCATCTGTTGCGCCATCGCCTCACGCAGCGCCATCTCGGCGTCGGTAAGACGACAACAGCTCGACCGGCCTCGATGATTGTGCTTGCGGTACTCCAGCCCCAGCAACGCGCGCTCACGTTTGAGCACAAGGTACGGTAGCAACTCGGTGAGAATGAGTTCGCTCGCCGCTCCGGCCGAACACCACTGATACGTGGGTGCTCGGTTCGCCCCATACGACCGCGGCGTCGCGGCAATCTTGCCGCGCCCGAGGATCGTCGCGAAATGCTGAAGGACCGCGAGGTCAACCTGATGCACCGAGAGGTAGAGGGAATACGTCTTGCGGTTGGTCGCCTTCGTCCACGTGCGACGCAGCGAGACCGACCCCTCACCGTCGAAAAATCCGGCGGCCCACGCGATGTCCAGTTGCCGAGCGTCAATCACCATGAGAATCGATTCAACCCTTGCCTCGGGTGACCCTATCGTTGAAGGGCTTCCCCGCAAATCAGAGCAGGTTTAACGTGGACAACTAGTCGCCTTTCGGCCAATCCACGACACCACGATTGATCTTTTTCGTGGCGACGGTATTCACTTCGTCGAGCAGAATGTTGGCCATGTTGTCGAGCCCTCCTTGGGGCACGGCAACGATGAGGCGCTGCGGCTAGTGCGTCCGCGCGGCGACGAGGGCTTCGTACTCGGCGACGGCGTCTTGCACCAGCCCCGGCTTCCCATCGGAAATGGGAGCCAGCGCGTCCAGCGGCGAGGGGGCTTGACCATTGACCGGGACGATGGGCCGATCGGCGCCGCGGCGGCGCTCTTCCCCGAGGCGCTTCTGTACCTCGGCTTCGATCAGCTTGGTCCGGTCGGTCGTGGCCTTCTCGTCGAGGCGCTCCTTGAAGCGAGCCTGGTACACCCCGTCGAGCCCGAGCTGACCCACGCGCGGGTCGGTCACGAGTTCACGGAGGTTCAAGGCCTCGCCAAAGGTCGCCAGATGCTGGTCACGCAGGCGGTTGGATTCGAGATAGAAGGCCAGCTGGCCCTCTTCCCGAAGATTGAGGGCCTGCTCGAATTCCTTCTTGCGAAGGACGTCGGCGGGGACCTCGGGGGTCGTGGGCGAGCCTCCCTCGGGGGTCCAGCCTTTGTCGAGCGCGGCGGCGCCAAGTTTGGCGGCGGCTTCGTTCTGCGTCCACCAGGCGTCGAGCTTGGCTTGGTGGTCGCGCAGGCGAGCTTCCGATTGCTTGACTTCGTCGAGCGCGCGCGAGTGATCAGCCCGGCGCAAGGCAGCGTTCCCGAGTTCTTCGAGCGCAGGCGCAGCCGCAGGGTCATTCCAGATGGCCCGAGCCGCGTCGGCTTTGTCCTGGGGGAGCTTCCCGAGGACGGTTTCAAGGACGGATTTACCCGCCTGGAGGAGATCAGCCACAGTCTACCTACCCTTGCTGGGGCAAGCGTGGGGGGCCGTTCTGGTCGATCCCACCGCCGGGGAATCCCGGGCCAGTGGAGGTCGGAGAGGTCGGCCCCGCGCCGGCCAGTTGGAGTTTGCTCATTGCACTTTGGAGGGCCGTGAGGACGGCCGCCCAATCTTGGGCCAGGTCTGGGGTCGCCTGGGCGAAACTGTTGAGGGTCTGCACCATCGCGTCGGCCGCCGACTGCATCCCGGAGAGCATCTCGGGCGGCAGCTGGGCCGAGGCGATCGGCGGGGCCATCTGCCCCATCGGGGGCATCGGGTTGCCGTTCCCCTGACCGAGCGACTGCGTCATGGACGGGGGCGGCCCGTCGAGTTGATTGGCGCCAGGCGTCGTCCCGGGGACCGGGAGACCGGCGCCGACCGAGCCGCCACCACCGCCGAACATCTAGCGCCGTCCCTTCATGCCGCCCATCGAGCGGCCGGGGGAGGTGAGCGTGCCGGGCTTGGCCGGTGGCTTCTTGCCCCCGGGGGCCGTCGGCTTCCGGGCCGACGACAGGATGCCGGTCGGGCCGGTCGGCTTGTCCATCACGGTCGGGCGAGGGGTCGGCATGGGCTAGCGTCCTTTGCTCATCGACTTGGGCGCGGCCGGCGCCTTGCCGCCGTTCTTGCGCGCTTCCGAGAGGCTGATCGCGATCGCCTGCTTGCGCGAGGTGACCTTCGGGCCGCCCTTGCCGGAGTGCAGGTCGCCCGACTTGAACTCTTTCATGCCTTGCTCGACGGTGGAGAACGGCATGGCGGTTACCGCTTCCCGGCGATGCGCGAGAACGACCGCGCCTTGGTCGCCGCGTGCTTCTTCACCGCGGCGTGCAGACCCGGCTTGCGCTTGATTTCCTCGGCGCGCTCCATGGTGCGGACCCCGTCCTCGACGTCGTACTTGTCGTGGCCGTGCAGCTGCGGCGGCTTGTGGTCCATGGGCATCGAGGCCATGGCCGCTACCGCTTCCCCGACATGTGGCCGGCGCCCATCGGGTGGTGGCCACTGGCCTTGTGCGTCGCGTGCTTGCCCGACTTCCCGCCGCGCTTGCCGCCCTTGTCGAGATTGATCGCGGGCGCCTTGATTTCGTTGCCCTTGCCGGTCGGGCCAGGAATCGTGTGCAGCGCTTTCCCGTAGGTGGGTGCAGCCATTGCTAGCGTCCCTTCGCCATGGGCTTAGCGCCCTTGAGAGAGTGGCCGGAGGTGGCGGCCGACGCCATCTTCTTGGCGCCGTACTTTTTGCGCCCCACGGCAGCGGCGACGGCGCCGGGATTACGCGCGCCGGATTTCGCGGCGGATGCCTCGACGGCCTTGAAGCCTTCGTACGCCATGGCGGAGGATTGTGCGCGACCGGTAGTGGTGCTGTCAACACCGGCTACTAGGTGCCGGGCCCCGGCTTTGAGTTCTCCCCGCGATCGTGGTGACTCTCGGTCACCGTGGTCCGGCCGTCGGATTTTTGCTCCATCGCCGGAGGCGCCTGACCGCTAGCCTTGCGTCCTGCTGGACTGGCCGTCATCCCTATCCCCAGCATCCCCTGACATTGCAGCCGCTCGACAATCGTCACCGGCTCGCGGATCTCGAGAATCTGGCCGCTGGCCGGGTCGATGGTGTACTGCTGCGACAGCTGCGCCGCGAGCGCCGGGTCCTGCTGCGCCTGGAGCATCACCTGCTGGACGATCTGCGGGTCGAGCGGCTTCAGCGGCGGGAGCGGAATCTTCGGCGGCGCCCCAGCGTTCGGGATTTCGAGCGCCTCCCAGAGCGACCACACATCCATCATGCCCATGCGGGAGAGCTGGAGCTTCATCAGCTTCCCTTCCATGGCGTTGAGCGAGAGGATGGAATTGGGCGCCAGCACGAAGACGATCTTCTTGTGGACGCCCTGCGCCCGCTGGTCCCGCGTGAGCTGCGCGTCGATGAGCGGCGAGTACCCGGGCGTCCCCGGCGTGAGCGCCGGGACGAGCACCTCGGGGTCGAAGTCGAAGTCCTGGAGGAGCGTGCCGGCGTCGCCGAGGATGGTCACGCGGCGGGCCGACGACTCGTACTGGAAGCGCAGGACTTTGGACTGCTCACCCACGTCGCGGAGAAACGCTTCGACTTGGCGGCCTTCTTGACGCAGCTCGGGGGTGAGGGCCTGGAGCGCCTTGTCGATCGTGTCGGCGGCGGGCAGCTGCCGGAGCGCGAGAATCTCCTGGAGGTTCGGCGTGCCCGAGAGCGAGTCGAATCGCTGGAGGAGGAACTGGATGATTTCCAGCGAGAGCTGCATCACCTGCGGCGGCGGCCCCTCGAGCGGCTTGAACCCTTCCTTGCTGCCGGTCGGGTTGAGCTTCACCTTGCTGCCGGGCCGGCGCGCGTCGTACAGGCGCATGAAGGATTCGGAGACCGCGCCCCGGTCGTAGACGACGGCTGGGTCCATCCACTTGCGAATGCCGAGCAGCACGTCCTGGATGGATTGGTTGATCCCGTCCTGCATGGGAATCAGGTCGTTCAGGAGCCCCTGCCCGAGGAAATGCCACGGCAGGTCCCACATCTTGAGGCGGCTGACCGGGTACTGGCCGTGCCAGTACGGGGAGGGGCCGTCGTAGAGGATCTGCTCGGGGGTCGAGACGACCATGCGCTTGTACGGGTAGAGGTACCCGCCGGGCGGCACGATGTACGACCAGGACGCGCCGGGCGTGCCCATGGGAATCGCCTTGGTCGTGAGGTTCTGCGAGCGGTCGTTGAGATAGGTCCGGTAGAGGAGGATCTCGCCACTGCGCACGCGCGAGGCCATGGCCGGCGCGTTCAGGCCCGAAAGCGTGTCATTGGCCGGCGAGAGGAAGCGGCCGGAGATTTGGCGGAACCGGCCCATGAGGGTCGACAGCATCGAGTCGGTCGTGGGCCGGAAGGCCGAGGCGTACTGCGGGTAGAGCGACCGCAGGACGTTCACCGTATGCGATTCGCGCAGGATGAGCCCTTCCCAGTTCTGGACCGAGCGGCCGTGCGGCGCCGGGCGAATCGGGAGGGTGTCGCGGAAGTCACGCGCCTGGATCGCGATGTCGCCACCGAGGGTCGTGTACGGGTTCCACTCGGTAACCAGGTCGCCCGTGCCGGCCGCTTCGGCGTACTTGATGACGTAGCCCAGCTCGATGTCGGCCATGGCGGTGACCCACCAAGCGACGGTCAGCTTGTTGAGGTAGTCGGCCTGGAGCGTGAAGGCCGGGTCCATCGACTTGTAGGAGAAGAGCGGCTTCAGGTCGGTGAGGGCCGACACGTGCGCGTTCACGACGCGGCGCGATTCGTTGAGCGTGGTGCGGGGGAGATACGCCGGCGGCTCGGCGGCGTTCTCGGCGTTCACGCGCTGGTCGCCCGAGACGTACCGCATCCCGATTTCGGCGCGGTCGTAGAAGGGGTCCGAGCGGTTGATCCGGTCGCCCTCCATGACGGCTTCCTTGATCCAGCCGAGGACGCGCGGGTCGCCGGTGCCACTGACACTGTCGTGCGTGAGGGAGGGAAGGCCCATGCCTTCGAGGCCCGAAGACGAGTAATCCGCCATGAGCGGAGACTATAGCGCGTCGAGGGGGGACGGCGTCGACTCGGTGACCCCCGGGCCGAGGTCGCCGGTCGGCTCGCCGCCCACCGCACGGACTTTGAGCTTGGCGGATTTGGTCGGCGCTTCGGACGGGTCGGCCATGAGGGAGTGCACGTCGCGGTTGGACCGATCCTGGGAATAATCGCGCCACGCCATTGGGCGGCCCTCGCCGTTCCGGTACCGCTGCTCGGATTCGCGCTCGACCTTGCGGAGCTTGGCGAGCGAGTCAATGTGCTCGGTGCGGTAGCCGCCACGGCCGTCTTCGACCGAGGTGGAAAACTCGCCGAAGGGTTCGTAGGCGTCGATGGCGACACGTGGGGGGAGGATGACGAGCGGGTCGCCACACGTCCCGCAGGTCGGCCGCTCGAAGTCCTGCGTCACGCGGTACCCGTCACGCACGCGCGGTTCGGGGAGCGTGTACAGGCGGCTGTAGACGTTCCGCGAGACGGCCCCGCAGCTTGGGCACTGGTAGTCGTGGGTGGGCACGGGCTAGGCTCGCGCAGCCTTCGGGGCCTTGGCGGTCGGCTTCAACGCCGGTGGCGGCACACCGATCGCGCGGTCGAGCGCGGCGTCCTCGTCCGCCTGCGCCGCTTCCCGCACGAGGACCGGCAGGTCGCCCGTCGCCTTCCAGAAGAACTGGTCGTTGAAGGTGCGCAGGATCTCGCGGATGAGGCGCTCGACGGGCAGCCCTTGGCGGGCGGCGCGCGATTCGAGTTCCACCAGCTGCGACGGCGTGAAGTCCAAGTCGACCCGGTGGAAGCGGATCCCGGCCAGCTGCGACACGCGGATGACGAGGTCGGCGACGCTGGTAAACGTCACCGCGCCGAGCTTTTTGGCAAGGAGTTCGAGCGTCGCCTGATCGAGCGTGAGGTGCGGGCGGCCCAGCGTCGGGGCGGCATGGACGAGCTGGTCGGCGATGACCGATTCGACCGGGAGCGCGTGGGCGTCGGCGTACTGGGAGTAGAGGTCGACCAGGTCGTCAGGCAGGGAGACGCGCATCACACACCTCGCGGGCTAGATAGTGAAGAACCCGTCATGGGCACTCACGTCCGTCGCGCGCAGATCATACAACGCCTCTTCGTCGGCCGCCTCGGTGGCGTCCGGGCCGGTCGGGAGCGAGGTCGCTTCCTCGGCCGTGCAGGCGGTATTGCGAAAGTCGGGCGTGCCGGCGGCGGCCCGGTCGGCGGCCACGACGAGCGCCGCTTTCTGCTCGCTCCGCCGACGGCGCCGATCTTCAAGCGGTTCCTGCTCCCCCGCGCGAAGCCGCCAGGTGCAGTAGTACGCGATGGCGGCCGCCATGATGCGGTCGTCATGGGCGCCCTTGGCGGCCTCGGCTTCCCAGAGCGCGCCTTGGGTCTGGAAGTCTTTGAGTTCCTCGTGCAGGTGCGGCGAGTGGGTGATGAGGTCCGGGAGGCCGGTCACCGCGTCGCGGGTCGTGAGCGCCGTGCGGAACTTGTCGAGGAGGATCGGGCGGGTGCGCGTCGTCGTCATCCAGCCGATCTTGGTCGAGAACCGCGCCGACGGGTCGGCCGAGTCGTAGTACTCCCAGCGGTAGAAGTGGGTGTACCCGAGGTGCAGCTGCAGCGTGTCCTGGGTGGACAGGCCGTGGTTATTGCACTCGATGGCGACGAGCGCCTCGTAGCCCGACTCGTCGCGGTACCAGTCGCCGAGCGCGAGGAGAATCGACGCGAACTCGGCTGGCGCGATGG